CTCTGCCAAGGTACAATGACCCTCAAGTCTGGTGCTGATGCAACAGGCAACTTTGACTACAAACTGTTTGGTTCAACTCACTTTAGGACGGGACATACGTTTGAGGTAGTTGGTGATGGTGGGCAGTACCTCTACGAGTTTAAGGTTCCTTTCGCTCTCCCAGAAAAGACTGACCTAGATGTTAGGGCAGCGGTCAGGTCGAACAACTCTCGTATCACCGCAGCCTACGACTTAATCCTCGTAGCTAATTCCCATAGGGATGTATAGAATGTCAACAGATAATTACGAAGTCCGTAAGGCACAATATGCCAACGACATCTTCACTACAGAGCCTGAAGCTCGTGCTCGTAGTATGGATATGGGTTTCGGTGGTGCTACTCACGTCTCTACATACGATGGACAAGCTGTCTATATGCCCGCTGAGAGCCATGAGGACTACTTAGAGTACTACCGTGGCGAAGAGGACGAAGACACCCCCTCAGAAGGCGGTTCTCAGCCTGACGGCTTGCGAGTAGACCGCTTAGAGGCTCTCAGGGCTATCGTAGCTGAGGTTCTCAAGGAAGACTTCGCTAAGGCTGAATACCAAGGTGAGAAAGTCACTCTCAACAAGCCTCGCCGTACTAAAGGTGGCAACAAGAAGTTTGAAGTGTTCGTACAAGACGGTGACAGAGTTAAGAGAGTTACCTTTGGTGACCCTAATATGGAGATTAGACGAGACGATCCTAAAGCTCGTGCTAACTTCCGTTCTCGTCACTCATGCGACACTAAGAACGACAAGACAACGGCTGGTTATTGGTCATGCCGTATGTGGGAAGCAAATACATCGGTGAGTGAGATGACTAAAGCTAATATCGAAGGTAAAATCCTTAAGACTGACGACGAACAACGTATGGTCTATGGTTGGGCCTCAGTAGTAACCGAAAAGGGTGAAGCTGTAGTTGACCGCCAAGGGGATGTTATCGAACCTGACACGCTAGTTAAAGCTGTCAATGACTTCATGGAGCACGTGCGTGTCGGCAAGGCAATGCACACTGGGGAGCAAGTAGGAACTGTAGTTCATTCCCTCCCTATCACTAAAGAAATTGGTGATGCTCTAGGTATCCAGTCTGACCGTGAAGGATGGGTTGTCGCTTACAAAGTATTCGATGATTCAATCTGGGCTATGGTTAAGTCTGGGGAACTCGCTGCGTTCTCTATTGGCGGACGTGCTATCAAGGAGGAAATCTAACTTGCCTAATCTCCTAAAAAACTTGCACCTTGAGGAACTATCCCTAGTGGATCGTCCAGCCAATGCACAGGCAATGGTTAGCCTCTTCAAGCGTGACAATTCCGATGAGGATATTACTAAAATGACTGATGAAATGGAAGCCAAAGTAAAGGCGTACATGGAAGAGAAAGCGTGTGGTAAACCAGAAGCTATGAAAGCTCTTGGCTACGACATGATGAAAGCTGATGACGAAGTGACAGAAGAAGTTACTACGGAAGAAGTAGATAAGGCAGAAGAGGTTGCTGCTGAAGCACCTGAAGCTGTTGAAGTAGATATTGAAGCACTCAAAGCTGATGTTGATACACTCAAGGCTGAGAACGAACGTCTCCGCAAGGGTCTTATTGACAACGGTTATGTTATTAAAGCCGAAGCTATCGAAAAGAAAGCTGAAGTGGAAATGATGGACATCGAAGGCGAGATGGTAGCTAAGTCTGACATCCCAGCCCCAGTCCTGAAAGCTCTCGAAGCTGCTGCTATTGAGAAAGCTGACGTAGAACTGACCAAACGTGCGGGTGAAGCTCTCCCACACTTTGATCTTGCTGTAGCTAAGTCTCTTGTAGCTAAGTTCGCAGATGAAGAAATTATCATGGAAGCACTTAAGGCCGCAGATGCAGCTTTTGAAGCAGCCATGCAAGAATTTGGTAAGTCTGATGTAGACGGCGAGTTCGCTACCTCTGCCGACAAACTGGATGCTCTCGTAAAGTCCTACATGGACGAAAACCAACTCAAAAAGAGTGAATACGCTAAAGCCTATGCTGCTGTAGCCAAAACCGAAGCTGGTAAATCACTCATCAACAAATCCTATAAAGGGGAATAATCATGGCCGTTATGCAATCTCGTGATAACCGCACATTCATTGCTGGGGAAGACCTTTCCGCTGCACAATTCAAATTCGTAACTCTTGAGTCAGACGGTCAAGTTGACCTTGCAGACTCTGCTGGTGAAAATGCTATTGGCGTTTGCCTCGTAGGTGCTGCTGCTGGTGCTGCTGTCACTGTATGTGTATCAGGTTCAGTTATGGTAGAAGCTGGTGGCACTATTGCTGCTGGTGCTGCTGTACAAACTGGTGCTGACGGTACGGCTCTTGCTGCTGCCACAGGCGACGTCGTTATGGGCTATGCCCGTGAAGCTGCTGTTGATGGTCAGATCATTGAGATCGAACTCATCCAAGGCGGCAACGTAGTCCCTGCCTAATTTAGCATATTAAAGGAATAACATTATGCCTCTTTTGACCCCATCTGCTGTTCATATCGACCAGCCCCTCTCGAACCTGACACTCGCTTACGTTCAAGAGCAAACTAACTTCATTGCCGACAAAGTATTCCCAACTGTAGGTGTACAGCGTCAGTCAGACAAGTATTACATCTATGACCGTGAGGACATGAACCGTTCAGGTGATGTTAAGAAACTTGCCCCACGCACAGAAGTAAACCGCATTGGTATGGCTATCTCGAATAGTTCTTACTATGCTGACGTTTACGGTCTTGGTATGGACTTCGATGAGCAAACTCTTGCTAACGAAGATGCAATGCTGGAAATCCGTGCCGCTGGCGCACAGACTTTGACAAACCGTCTCCTTATTCACCGTGAAGAGCAGTTCGCTTCGACATTCTTCACTGCTGATGTCTGGGGTACAGACTATGACGGTGTTGCAAATGCTGACAACAACTTGGCTTCTGAAGTCACACAGTGGTCAGACTACACAAACTCAACACCACTGACAGACGTTACAACTGCTCGTCGCACGATGCAACTCAAATCAGGTGGCTTCAAGCCTAACACAATGGTTGTTGGTAAAGAAGTTCGTGACATTCTTGTCAACCACCCTGATGTACTTGCTCGCCTCAACGGTGGTGCAACAGTTACTAACACTGCCCTCGTAACAGATGCTAAACTTGCAGAAATCTTTGAGGTAGAAAACTTCTACGTCATGGAAGCTGTCAAGAACGGTGCTGTCGAAGGTGCTGCTGAAGCTAACGCCTTCATCGGTGGTAAGAACGCACTTCTGGTTCACACACCACGTGCCTCTGGCCTCATGACACCTGCTGCTGGTATGACATTCGCATGGAACAACATTCCTAACGTAAACAACCTCGGTGTTACAGTTGAGAGCTTCTCAGACGATGCACTTAAGCGTCAGCAAGTTGCTGAGCACATCCAAGTTAAAATGGCATACGACATGAAAATCGTTGGTGCTGACTTGGGCGTATTCTTCAGCGCTGTTGTAGCGTAAGCTACCCTACCGTAAGATAATGGGGAACCCTGAGCTTAGTCTTGGGGTTCCACCCAAATATATAATATACCTTGAACAGTCAAAAATAGGAAACACACATTATGACACACCCAAATTATCTGGGTTGGCAAGTAGATTGGCCGATCTTTGTTAAGATGCCAATTACAGCCGACAATAAGAAATGGAAACGTGGTGAACACTTTAACTGGTTAGAGCGTGAGATAGACCAAGATAAGGTAGCTATCCTTTATGCTTCTGGTTATCTACATCACAATAAAGAATTAGAAGTTAAGTCCAAAGCTGGAGACAGGTTGTCAGAACTATCTGGTAAGCAACTTGAGACCCTTGTGAACTTACTTAATGTAGAGGTCAAGTCTAGAACCTCAAATGCTTCTGAGTTTAACATCAAGAAGTGTAAGAAGTCAAAGATTGACGATAAACAACGTGGTCTTATCCGTAGGTTCCTGAACAACAGTGCTTGGATTACAGAAGACTTCTACATCATCCGAGATAAAATACTAAACGACTAATACTGGAGACGACCAAATGGGGTGGAGTTACGATCCTACAGACTTGGACACAACTACGGCCTCAGGTCGATTAAACACAGTAAGACTTCTGGTTGGTGACACTGACACTCTTGACCAACAGGTTCAGAATGAAGAGATTACCTTTGGTCTTTCACAGAATGGTAACGGTATCTATTATACCGCTGCTTGGATAGCTCGCACTATCGCATCTAAGTATTCCCGTAAGGTAAACACAAGCCTTGATGGTGCTCTTAAGGCGGACTATAGTGACCTAGCTAAACAGTACCTACAGCTTGCTGATAACCTAGAGTACCAAGGTAAGACCTCAGGTGCTTCTGTAGGTATCCTAGCTGGTGGTATCACTAAGTCAGGTGTAGAAGCTGTCCGAGCTAACACTAACCGTATTGAGAGTGCTTTCCGTAGAGACCGCTTCAAGAACCCTCCGAGCTACCAAACACCTGAGTATGAATAAGGAGTAGGTCACTATGTCTTTTCGCTCCTTTGACCTCCTGAACCTCGTAAGAGACTTCGGTGAGAGTTTAACACTACGTAAGGTTACCTCAGGTGGCTCCTACAACCCTGCTACAGGTGAGGTAGATGGTTCAGCTACAACTGACTATGCTTTCACAGGTTATATGTATAACTACGATACTGGTATCTCAGGTAACATGGACACTGTAGTTCGTGGT